TCCTCAACTATAAGCGCCATCGTTTTATCGCCACGAGGCGAGTCGCCGCTATTATTCGTTGTGGTAACTCGTGAACCTGCACCCCACTGCTCTGAATACGTATACAGGTTTGTAATCTGAGGCTCAATTAAAAGCCCCTCTTTCTCGAAACGAGGCTCGTTAATATCGGCTAACCTCATCGACCCTGCTTTATCGAAATAAGTTCCTGTGGTTGTGCGGATAATGGTTCCTGATTTTGTCGGCAACTCCAGAATCTGTCCAGAAATCGTCAGCCGGTCATAAGGCGCGGAACCCGCCAGCAGGCGCATGTCATCATTCAGCGGCAACCAGACATCAGGAAACGGCGCTGCCTCATAGGGTACAGACGTAAGTTTCTGCGCGGCCGCCAGTGATGCTGCGGCACTGCTGGCGCTGGCGGCCGCGTTGTTCTCCGAAGTTTTGGCATTCGTCTCAGACGTTTTTGCGTTCGTCTCGGAAGTTTTGGCATTCGTTTCGCTGGTCTTGGCTGCTGAAGCGCTGCTTGCCGCTGCGGTCTTGGATGAGTTCGCGTTCGTCTCAGAGGTCTTTGCATTTTTCTCTGATGCTGCCGCTGCAGCGGCGCTGGCTCCTGCCGCACCGGCCTGGGCGATCAGCTTTGACCAGCTGGGACCCGTCTTTTTCGAACCGTCTGCCAGGGTTACGGTGACGTCACCGGTGCCCGATAAAATCAGGTCCTGGTTGATGATACTGGTTTGCGCCAGGCGAAAACCTTCCGTGACGGCTTTCGCCAAATCGTCATCAAGTGTGGCCATTCGTGATGTCCTTAAAATAAAAAACCCAGCCGGAGCTGGGTTGGATGTTTGAGGTTGTGGGGATCAGGAGAAGGAGCCGGTACCGCGAGTCACGGTCATTGTTGCAGCAGTGATTCTCATTGTAGCGTTGCCAGAGCTGAGAACGATACTGGCTTCGATGCGCTGCCCGCCCAGACCAGTAACTGCATGTTTTGCGGAGAACCATACCCCACCTACAGGAACGTCATAAGTGAACGTTCGAACGTTGCCTGCAATAGTCACCTGAACAGTAGCCACAACTGCGCCTACGAGCCCTCTCACATATATTAGAGAATCCACAATCGCGTTTTTACTTAAACCGCTATTACTGGAGTCCATATAGACCATTGGTATGCTTGTTGAAACAGCGCTATCTGATCGAGCACTGGCATCCGGGTACACCCCTGTGTTAGCAACGTCACCAACAAAGGATGTCGCTTCCACAGAACCTTTAAAGCTCCCACTGGTCGCCTCAACTCTGCCTTTAAAAATCCCGTCAGTGGCATAGATCGTCCCGCGAACTGTCACGCCGTTAAACGTCGCATACCCGGATTTATTGATATGCCAGCCGACATTGCCGGTCCCGTCCCAGTTGCTGGACTGGATGTAATTCCCGATCTTGCCGTTGTCGATGGAACCGTCCTGGATGAACACCGAACGCATGAACATCTGGCCGCCGGTCGAAGCAAACACCAGCTCCTGCCCGTTCGTCGTCGGGTTATAAACCGCGAACGTATCGGCAGAAATCAGGAAGTTTGAGGCCCCTGTACCGTCAATGCCCAGCTGAATACCCGCGATGCGTTTGACACCGTTCGCTTCCACCTGGACTTTAACGCCCCATTGGGCCGAGAGCTTGCCGTTGATATCAGCAACAGCCTGGCTGGTTGTCTGCACATTGGCATTAGTTTGCCCAATAGACGCTGTGACCTGCTCAATGCTGATCGCCGTCGCGCTCTCCAGATCCGTAACGGCTTTATCAATGCGCGTGATGGCTGCCGCGTTGGTCTGGCCGTTTTGCTCAACCGTGGCCTTAAGCGTCGTAACCTGCTCAGCTACAGCGCTTGTGGCATCCGCGGCGGTCTTCTTGGCTTCGGTGATTTCAGCCATCGTTTTTGTTTCGCCGACGGCAAACGTGACGCGCTGATCAGAGAAAGCCATGAAGTTGGCGAGAGCGTTGCTGACGTTGCCGACAATACCGGCGTCGCGGCTGGCCGTGTTGCCGTCCACGTCAACCTTCAGACTGTCGATACGACGCCCCAGCGCGGAGTCACCCTCCGCACGGGCCGTGGTTTCCGTGCTGATATCCGTCTTATTCTGGTCAGTCGTGGCCTTAACCGCAGCCAGCGCGGTGGTCTGCGCTTTGTTGTTATCGGCAACGGCTTTATCGATGCGCGTGATATCGCCGGTATTTTTTCCGACGGTGGTCTGCAGGCCAGACAGCGTTGTGGCCTGTGCCTCCTGCTCAGTCGTCAGCGTTGCCAGTTCCTGCGTCACAGCGGCTTTGTTGGCATTAACGGTCGATTCCAGCGCCGTCCGGGCTGTCACCTCCGCTTCCTGCGCCGTGATGCGCGCCTGGCGTTCGGTGAAGAGCAAGCCCGAGGCCAGCTTCGACGGGTCATCACCGGTATAACCTCCCCGGATCTGCGTCGCTAACGTTTCTCGCGCTGTGGCTTCCGCCTGGTCGCCCTGGACACGTGCGGTCGTTTCCGCCTGCAGCGCCGCCATACCTGCGCCGGGCGTAGGCCGTCCGAGCGCCACCCAGTCAATCAGGAAATAATTCGTCGCATCCTGCCTGGTGGACAGATCCAGCCTGAACTGATTTATCGTGGTTTCAGTCAGCCAGGGGATATTGTCGAACTCCAGCGTGGCGATCCCGTTGGCGTCGTATGCAGGCTCGGCGACAGTGAGCATGTTGGTGTCGTTGAAGCCACCGGTCCCCCGCCACCGCAGCTGCCCCGCCCAGCCCGGCGCCCCGAACTTCCTGATGCGCATTTTAACGAAGCGATGGGACGACGAGTTAACACCCAGTGAGCCGGGAGACGCCACCCAAGGATCGGTAGCATGGTTCGCCGGGCGTATCCAGCCGTCAACAAAGGTCGGGGTCCCGTTCCCGGTCCAGCCCTCCACTGTCGAATCGAAATACCAGATTTTGAGTGGATCAAACTGTGCGCCAGTACCCGCAGAAATCTGCGCCATCATCTGCGCCAGTGATTCGGTGGTGGTCTGGATCGTCTGATTGACGTTACTGATATCCGCGACGCGCGCGTTCTTTTCGGTCAGCAACGCCTGGCCACGTGCTGCCGCTTCGTCGGTGATGGCTTTTTTACGGTCCGTGACCTCCTGTGCCAGGCCTGCTTTGGTTGCCGCCGACTCTGTCGTAACTGCGGTGATGTCGTCGCGCGCTGACTGAATATCGTCGCTGAGATCGGCAATATCCGACACGAGGTTTTTATAGCCCTCGGTCTGTTCAAGCGTGTCGCCGATCATGTCGAGATAATCACCGGCGTTCGAGCTGGACTGCCCTGCCGCCCAAGCCGTCCAGTCGCCGGTGTTGCCGATACGATCCACCAGACGGGCGCGGTACCACTGACTGACGCCCGCCCGCATCGGGCCATGCTGGTAATGCGTGGCCGGATACGGCACCAGCGCCAGTAATTGCGGGTTAGCTTTGTCTTCGGTGGTGGTGCGCTGAATCTCGGTGTATGCCGTATCACCTGAGCCATCCGGGAAAGCCCAGGTGATGTCGATAGCCCAGACGACATCGTCGCTCGCCAGCAGGCTCTGCGGCGTGCCAGGTTTGCCGGTTTTGCCCGTGAGGTAAGTCGTATCGGCGTAGCCCCACGGAGAGCCTGAATCCTGAGCGTTAAGCGCACGCACCCGCACGTCATAACTCCCGGTGTAAATCCCCTGCACGGTAAATCCCTGGGCGCTGCTCACCGGCACGTTTATCCAGTCGCCATTATCCTTGCGCCACTGCGCCTGGTACCGGATAGCGCCATCCACCCTGTCCCAGGACACATTCATGGTGGCAACGGTAAGTCCCTGCTCAATGTGGTCGGTTTCAGTGAGGGTAATGTTTTTCGGTGCCGGCAGAACACTTACCGGCGTGACGGTGACCGGTGCCGGGGTGATGCGCACGCCGTCATCAATATAGCGGTATTTATTCGGGTCATGCTGGACCGCGGTGATCGTGAAACCACCGTTGCTGTCGTCGTTAGCCCGGATGGATGTCACGCGAAAATACTGGATAGCCAGGTTATCGCTGTCGACGGCCCACACTGCACCGGACTCAGGCGGCAGCCTGAAGGGGGTGGTGACCGTCACCGTCTGTTTGTCTGCGCTGACGGACGCGATTGTCCGCGTCTGCGCCTTGCCGTCCGGCAGGTTGACCACCAGGCGGTCGCCAGCGGCATAGTCAGCAGGACGATCAAGCGTGACATTAAGCCCGCTCACCGCCCGGATACGCCCGCCGTTCTGTTTGCCGGCACGGAACGGATCCGCGATACCGATAATTTCTGCGGGCAGGGGAATATAACCGTCCAGTCCCACGCCAAATGACACCGTTCCGTCGCGCGCATTAGACAGCAGCGCCCAGCGGCCCCGGCGGTGCGCTTCGCTCTGGGATGTGCAGCCAATCGCCGTCATCGACATCTGGTTGACCCTGTACCGCTTCACCAGGTCGGAATCGTAGACACTCTCAACCGTGTCGCTGTAATGGTTCTGAGGATCAGACCACGACACCAGGGCAGACGAGTAGCGGTTTTTGTAGCTGCCGCCGCCGTAGGTAAACAACCCGTCGATCACGTTCGAGGCATGGTAGGTAAAATCCACTTCATCCTGTGGCACATCCGCGCGCACGTAAATCTGGTCGTTGCCCCAGAAGGTAATCCCGCGGAATATCGCCGCCAGATCGCTGAGAACGGTGTAGGCGTCCTGCTGGCTCTGGATGTAGACATTGCAGGTGAAGCGCGGCTCGGTCCCACCCGCCCCGTTCGACACCTTCTGATCGCAGTACTGCGCAATGGCGTACAGCTCCCACTTATCGATCATGCCTGCATCGATGCGGGTGCCCATGCCGTAAATCTCATCCAGCACCAGATCGTAAAATACCCAGGCCGGGTTGTTGGTGTAGGCCATTTTGAAGCCACCGGACCAGGTGCCGCTGTAGGTGCGCGTAACCGGGTCGTAGGAGTCCGGGACATGTACCAGTTTGCCCTTCGGCCTGCAGGTCACCTTCGGCGCGCCACTGGTAAACTGGCTGGCATCGACCTCGATATATAGCAGCGCTGTATTGGGATAGCGTAACTTGCTGTCGATCACCTCAGCGAACGAGAACACCTTGAAGGCGTTTATCAGTTTTGAATTACCCACTGAATCAGGTGTGATGCGACGTACCCGCACCGCCCAGCCGGTGGTTGCTGCTGGCAGGTCAATGCGGATGTCGCGCTGGTATTCCGTGGTTGTCTTTCCGTCGAATTTGCCGTTAACCACCGTCTGCCAGGCAGCACCATCAGTCGAGAGATCAACGGCGTACTCCGTGACCGTGCCGACCATATCGCCGTTGTCTTTATAGGTGTACTGGACGGGCAGGCTCAGCTTAATACGCACGGCATCCAGCATCAGGTTTGAGAACTGGCGTGTCCACGGCGCGGTGGTGGTGACGGTCACGTTGGCCGACATTTCGTTGTCGACCTCAGGCAATCCCTGAATGTAGTCCTGATCCTGAGTGCCCGGGCGAAAATCCCACTTCACGCCGGTGAAGTTGTAGCTGCCGTCGGCGTTCGCCAGCGGGGTGTCGTTAAGGAAGATGTTCTGTGCCGTCAGCTCACCCTGAATTTCACCTTCTGCGATCGCCAGCAGCATTTTTAATTTTGCTGTCGACAGCAGGTCATCCGGATCCTCAACAGGAGTGTGCTGTTTAGCGCCACCGCCTTTACGTCCCTGAATAAGGGTTTCATCTTCGGGAAGTCGCATATTTCACCCATAAAAAAAGCCACCCGGAGGTGACCTGTAGCTGACAATAAATTTCACTGCTGGTCGCTGGAGAAGATCCCCGCGCTGATGACGGCCCCGCCGATCTCGCGCTCACCAAAAAACACAGGTACCGGATAACCCACAGCCACGGTATTCACCGGCGCGCCAAAGGCGTAGTTGGGTTTGTTGTCCGTGCTGGACGAGGCACCGACGTTGTATTTCGGCTGTGGGGTAAGCAACTGCACCACTCCGCCCAGCATCATCGACAGGCCGAGACCCGTCAGGGCCGTTGTTGTCGCGGTTGCGGCAGCCGTGCTCAGACCTATCGCCGTCAGCGAGGCACCCGCGGTAAAATACGCGGCCACGAGAGCCACCGCCCCGATAACGATCTGCAGCACACCGCCGCGCTTTGAACCTTCGGTAATGGCCGAAATCCGGTACACCGTGCCACTGCGGGTCATGTCGAATTCATCAAGACCGATGTTGTTTTTACCATTGAAGAAGGCAAAGCGGATCCCCTGCATATGTCCTTCTGACAGGTAGCGTTTAAAGCCCGGGACCTGGCTGGACATGGCGCGCAGCATCTCGCGCAGATCCTCAACGTGAAACTGGTGTTCGCGCCCGAACTTTTTCGCCATACGGCCTTCAAGAATCAGTGTTTTCAGCATTCATCAGCTCCCTGTGTCGGACCACACGAACGGTGCGGTCGCGGTAATATTTGCCGTACGGCACCCGGGCAGACAGGTTGCCGAAATTATGATGCAGCATGATATTGTCCTGGTACTCGTGGCGACCGAGGTAAATGGCCGCGTGGTTGGTTACCGACGCCTGTATGCGCATCATG